CTAACATAGATACTTGAAAAAAAGCACCATCATTGTCAGCTTCTTTCTTAAAGCTAACATGCATGTGCTTAGTGTGTTTGTTAGCCCCTGTGTACTTGCGCCACTTCCAGTTAAGGATGCGTGAGCAGATTCGTCCATCGTAAATGATGTAACTAATACGCTTGTCTTTCTTGGATCTGGACAAGGTACGAAGCTGATCAGCAAGATCTCCCATGATGTCTGGCTTACCGCCCTTGAATAGGTCTTTGTCCACATCAATGGCACGAACCCAGCCTTGCTCATCTGGATTATGATCTGACTTGCGAGCAGCGTGTCGGGTATCACCGATCCAACCATCCGATGCGCGGTCACGATCTGGGAACGAGTCATCAATCTGCTCTCTTAACTGAATAGCAGCTTTAGAAAGTTTTACCTTCATCCAAGTAACAAAGCCGCTTCTTCTTCAGAAATGCCTAGCTTCTCCAGTAGTGCTGTTTTAGCTGTTGCTCTAGAAGCAGCTTCAGCCAATTTCCAGTCATCATACTTTTGGAATCCCGCTACATATTCTTCTTTGGTGATTGCTGGCTGGTTACCATGCCAATTGATATCTTCGTATTCCTCACCGATTAATGTGTATTCTACGCCTTCGCATAGCATTCCTAAAACTTCATAACTTTGAGCCATTATGCACCTATTTCCATAAGAATAATGTTTTGACGACCACTACAGGTCACGCCTTCACCACTAGTAAGAGACTCGATTGATTGGACATAAGTCGTGGCAGATGTTGTTGAAGGTGAATCAATGCCAATAAGACTTGATCCTGCAACTAGCGCACCAGAACCCACGTTTTGTTGCGTTTGTAAACCCATGTTTATCTGAGTGCCAGAAACAGTTCCTCGAAAAACTTTTGTAGTACAACGATTAAATTGATGATTCGTCTGTAAGATTTCGTTAGTTACCAAAATCAAGATTCTGCTAGATGTAGCAGATGGAGTTATTGTGGCTGTAACACTTGTTGCCTGTGGCGTTGTTGCGGTTGTTGTTGTTCCTGTTGTAGTTGTTGCGGTTACAACTTGCAATACTTTTCCACCGCCCCCACTTGCGGGAGTTATCCATGAAAAATCCATATTTGTTGCAGATGCCTTAGAAAGGACTTGACCAGTAGTGCCACCTTTAAGATCTAGCAATGAGGCATCAATAGCATCGCCTAGACCCTCAATGGCGGTTGCGCCATCCTTGACTAGGTCTGTACTGGTTGGTACTGGCCAACCAAAATTAGGGGTTGTTGTTGCCATTAGGTTAGAGCTCCGATCGCTTTAGACCACTGTAGTGTACCATTTACGCCACTCCAAATGGTGTTAGTTGGAAGTACTGTTGCCCATGTCGGGGCTATAAGTGAAAAGTCTGTTGGTGAAACATAGATAGTCGCATCCACGAATGTTGGAGTGGCTCTGATTGAGATACCCTCTACAAAGCCTGAGAAGTACCCCTCGAACATGTTGAAGGGTAGGTTAGTGATAACTACTGGCTCGCCAAAGAAAAGGTTTATAAGGTCATCTAGAAGCGCAGATGGCATATTAGGATTGTCGAGTCTAAAAGTAATCTGGTCTAACTGTGTTCTAGGTGTTGAGCGCAGGGCTAGATCGCGCTCGATGATGTCCTCAATGTCTGCCAGATAGCGGATATTTGAGTCGAATGTCCTTTGGTAGCGACCATAGGTAATTATGGAAGCATCGTCTGTGGCTGAGTATGTGCTGCCGTAATCATTGCCATAGCGCACAATCTCGCTGTTGCGGATCTTCCCGATCTGTAGGATTGACTTAACGCTGGCAGGTGAAGCGTAATTGCCGTCCAACTGGGTTGAGCCATTAGCTGCTAAGTAATTACTTCTATGATCCGCGTCTGCATATGAGATTCGCCCCTGCTTGTCCTCGTATAGCGTTCCAAGTGCGCTGTCTGCTATCTGCTGAACTAAAGTTTGAGTGTTCCGATCTGCTGCTGAAAGATTGTCCATCTGATAAAGACCAGAATCGATCTCACCCAAGCCAACATTCTCAGCATTAGCCCATGTAGTAGTTGGATCATAAGTAGCCCATGTAAGTGTAGGTGCAACCTCTTGCCATTCATTGACTAGAAGCTCTTGCAGAATAATGGCAATTTGTTCGCCATCCAGTCCGTGAGCTACAGAATCCGTGTAGATGGCTTTAGGCAATTTAGCCAAAGCACCAACTGCCAGAATTGTTCCTATCGTGACAAAGCCAGTTTCTTCTGGGCTTCTGACTGAAGTAGAAAAGTCCGAGACTGTGCCACCAAAGATAGCAACATAATCGCCATCGCTGTCCTTGAGTTCTAAGGTAAGAGAATCCGTGACATCAATGTCAAAAAGGGCATTCGTAGAATTGATGATTTCCATGCGAGCATAACCTGCTTGGCATTGGCGATCAATATCGATGCGCCCTGTAGTGACATTAACACCCGTGACATTGGTATAAGTGTTACCACCTACAGTAATGCGCCATTCTGGAAGCCATGTCATACCGCTAGTAGTCCTGTTGCACTCGTACCACGCTGATAAGATTGACGGACTACATCTTCCACGGCTCTAGCAATAGCTTCTGGATCACCGATTCCAGCCTGAATTGTAATGTTATAAGCATTGGCAGCCTGTGCTGCATAGCGTGAGCCACTCACTGCACCTGCGACACCTGCACCGCCTGAAAGCCCCTGCAATAGAGATGAACGAGCTATGCTTTCTAGATCGATCGTAGAAGCCATTTGACTTGCAGCCGATGCATTCTCCATATCTAGCAAGTCAGCAAAAGCATTGGCGCGGGCTGTTGCTGCTTCTGCATATTCCAGAATAGCCCCAATAGATCCACCTGCTGTGGAAATTGGTGCAATGTAATCTCCTGCTGGAATCCCAGAGCCTAGCGATGCGCTTGTCGGTATTTTAGCGGTTCCCTGGGCATTGGCTTGCGCGAGTAATCTGAGCATTTCTTGAATCTTGGCAAGTGCTGCATCTAGATTAGTTAAATTAATTAGATCCTTTGGCTTTAGAGTATCAAGAATCGACTTGATGTCTGCAAGTTTTACATTCTGAGCAGTCAAAGCACTAAAGATTTTTAGATCTTCATTAAGTCTCTTGGTTGCAGCAGTAATGGCTGCTTCATCCTTAGAAGCAATAGCATCTTCTAGATCAGAGATTGACTTCTTGATATTTAGGCGAGCAGTATCATTGGCAATCTGAAGAAGTTGTGCCTGGCTAGTTGCTTTGCCTAATTGCTCTGCTTGATTAGTAAGAGCTGCTGCTACTTGGATTTTGTCCATATCAAAGACTTCTTCGCCCTTAAGCAGGGCAAGGTTAGCCTTGTCAATAGCAGCCTTTAGTCGTGCAGCCTTCAATGCTTTTGTTTCTTCTGCTGTTAATTTAGTTTTAGTCTTAAGAGTGCGAGCAGCATAGATAGATTGAAGTCTGGCTAGATCTGCTAAACCTTGAGCATTGATTCCGCTTTGACCACTAGTTGATGCTCTACCAGCTGCATTTAATGCAGAAATGTAAGCACCAAGAATAGGGATCATTTGGATGTCTAGGAATCCAACCCCCGGCAATCCTTTAAGTTTTTCAATCATTACACCGATACCACGAATGACATCTGCCGTGTAAATTGCAACATTCTGCATAGAGCTTGCAAGGTTATCAACTGAATCCTGATCGCCTAAACCTTTAAGGGCATCGATTAAACCTGTACCGATAATCTCAGAAGCGTTGGCAGCAGCAACGCCTAACTTGTCGATTGAACCTTGAAAAGTATTAGCAGATTCTGTTGCTGCTCCCTTAAATGTTCCTTCAAGCTGGGAGATAATATCCTCGAACTTGCCAGCCTTGAGATCTGCCTTTGATATGCCTACACCTAATCGAGATAATGCAGCATTATTCCCCAGGTATGCACGACTTAATGCTCCTGTAACCGATGCTAAATCTTTGCCTGTTGCAGCACTTATGTCTAACGAAAGATTAAGCAATCTTTGTGCTTCATTAGTATTCTGTGTCGCGACCGCTAGTGTCTGATACGCGGGTCTCAATTTGTCATCAAGAATCCCGAACTCACTCTGTAATCTTTGAATGTAATCCTCAGAAGATGCG